CAGTCCCACCATAAGCACCAGCCCATCGGCGTGCTTCAGCGTCAAGCACAGGATCCATTGCCCCAGTTGCGCTGCCAGTATTTATAACTTGCGAAACTTTATTTTGAGCGAAAACATCATTTGTTTCCTTTGAAGCATTTATCAAGTTGCTCAAGAAATCAGGATTATCCTCAAGTTGACTAGCGAGATATCTCCTTAGTTTAATAGGATCAAGTTGAGTTGGATCCTCGCCTTTTCCTGTTTTACCAAGCCCACCTCCAGCGTTCAAGAGCGCGTCATAACCTGACAATTGTGAAGCCACTTGATCCATGTCAATGTTTTCCAACATCTTCACGCCACCAAAACCTGCACCCGATGCCTGATCTCGCATGAATTGTTTCTGACTCTCGGTAAGATTTTTCAATTCACCTTCCGTCAGGTCAAATTCAATTTGCCTTCCAGCACTCGTCAACCCTTCAATATCACCATATGATGCAACGCTAAAGTCGCGCAGATTCTTTAGGTAGGCGTTCATACTGTCTGTATTCGCACCGCCAGTAACAAGTTTGTTCAGGCTAGAGTCAACCAATTTTGAGGTTTCAGCGGCGGTTTCTTGTTGAGTGAAATAATCTCTTGACGCTCCAACAGCATTAGCGCCAATGTTTGCCCAAGCGGCTTTCATCAACCTTGCTTGCTCTGCCGTATCTGCGCCCAAGATCTTGACGGTGTCACGCAAAGTCAGCAACTCGTCTTCTATGTTGATGCCTTTTGCTTTTGCCGCTGCGTTTAGTTGTTCTGCTCCTACACCAAACGCTTTCTGTGCAAGAGCGGCGTTACCTGTGTAGTTATTAATTTTTGTGTTTAATGCTTCAAACTCTTTATCATATTTCGCTACAGCCTTAGCGGCATACGCTGGGTCAGCGTTGGTGGCAACAAGTTTTTGCCTATCAGCCATCGCTTTGTCACGGGCTTTCAACAGTTCATCAACATTCCCGCCCTCCATAGCCTCAGTGACAGATGCCGTATAGTCGCCTACAAGATTCTTCGCTGCTTCGCGAGTTTTCTTTCTTTGCGCTCCTGCTTTCACATATCCTGTTACACCACCAATCAAACCACCAATCACGGCACCAACAGCAGCACCGACACCTGCACCAGGTCCGAGCCATGCTGTAAGTACTGCGCCAGCCGCTGCTCCTGTCGCCGCACCACCAGCGGCGCCAGCCAAAGCAGCACCAGACCTAGATTTAACCGAGTCATCAGTAAATTTGCTCGCGGCATATGATCCTGCACCGTAAGCACCAGCGGCGCCAGCCAAACCAATAGCCAGAGCACCAGTCCCTGCTAGAGCGGAACCTCCTCCGATTGCAGAAAGACCCTGAGAACCCAACGCCATTACTCCAAGACCAGTTCCCTGTGCTGCTAAGCCTGCTGTTTTCATCGCAGTTCCACCAGCGGATTCATAATCCCCTTTTGATGATAGGTAACTTCCACCGAGCATCAGTGCTCCACCAGCAAGCATTGATCCCATTCCTCCGGGAATCATTCCTGCTGCTTGCCTGCCGTACGACTGTATTCTTTGAGTTGGGCTCAAATACCCTCTTCCCGACATTTGTGCGGGTGTCAAACCACCGGAACCAGGACCCATTCCACCTGTGCCCATTCCACCGTTCACATTCACCACTCCAGCCTGAACGTTCATGTTAGGTATTTTTTTACCAAACATCCCTCCCAAAACTTTAAAAAACCTTGTAGCAAGCGTGAACAACGAATACAGAGCCGCAACATTAACTAGCGCTCCCGCCAACTTGCCCAAAGGACCCAACTTCTGAAATGCTCCACTAATTTTTAAAGCCGCATTACCAAAAGCAGTTAAACCCTTGAAAAAGAACTCAATTATTTTAAATAGCATTTGGAAAACTGGCATCGCACCCATAAACAACCTGCGGACAGTATCGCCATATTTGCCCATAGCGGTAAGGGTCTTGGCTATTTGCTCCGCGAAACTTGTGATGCTATCTTTATTCGACTCAATCACTTCAGCAAGGTCTGTCATGCTTCTTGTAAAGTTTTGTCCCAATGAGGAAAACATAGGTTTAAAGAAATATTCGTTGATTAACTCACCCGCCTCTTTGAACTGACGCATCCAATCCTGCATCCCATCAAAAAAGTTTCTTACGTTTGTGATCGTATTATTAAAGAACTGAAAAATATTTGGTGTCGCACCAAGATATTTGGTCATCAAAACGATTAATTGATTTGTTCCTTTTTCAACTTTGTCAAGGAACCCACCCATTTTGCCAGAAGCACTGAAATCCTGCATAACATAATTCAAACGAACAATGAAAGTTTCAATAATTCCTTGCAGTCGGGTTATTGCTCCGCCAGTTTCACCCAAATACTGTCCACCTAGGTCAGTCAATAGGCTCTTAATTGAACTGACGGCTTTCTTGAAACGACCCATAACCGTATTGTTAATGGCATCCAACATCCCGGCATATTTAGTAGCAAAAGTTTCACCAAGGTTTCCTTCTGCGGCTGCCTTCATAAACTCGTCGCTAGTTTTAATGCCAAGAGCACCAGCCTCTTTGACAATCTTTTCAAAATCAGGACCTAGTTCTTTGGCTATTGAAGCACCTCCAGCAAGAGAACCTTTCTTCTGCACTGCTGCCAAGAACTCGGCAAGTTTGCCAGATCCTTTTTCAATATCTCCACCGCTACCCACAACGATATTCATCAATCCTTCAAACGCCGCTGTTGTTTCACCAGTAACAGGTTTAACTTTGCTCAAGGTTGAAAAAGCGCTCTGCAAGCCCTTCGCACCAACAACAGCGAGTTTTGTGTTATCAGTGAACATTGACATTGCCTCGCCAGCGGCAATCATCCTGTCGCTAGTACTACCGTTTCCTTCAAAATATGCAGCAGAGTTCTGTACGGCGGCATATTCTTTTTGCGCAGCCAAGAACGTTGTTAAGGCAATGAATCCGACGGCTACCGCTGACGCCAATGACGCCATTGCCGCTTTGTACATGTTTATAAAATATGTTCCTGCTTTGAAAGCCAAAGCAATTCCACCTAAAGCAGCCATCATGGCGGGAAGAGCAATAGCGGACAACTTGTTAACTAAGCCCAACAATTTCCCGTAAGCGGCGATTCCTTTACCCATGTCTCCACGGAAGTCAAAAACTTGACCGCCAAAACCGTCGTAGCGACCTTTTCTGGGTCTGCTACTTCCGCCACCGCGACGACGTCCACGACCTCCGTCGTCGTCACCTCCGCCGCCACCTGAACCACCACCACCCGAACCACCGCCAGAACCGCCGCGATCACGCTCACGGTTATACCGTCTCTGTGCGTTGGTTAATCTGTCAAGTGCTTCACGGGTAGCCTCAATGGTAGCAATGTCAGAGTTGACCTCTATATCAATTACTACGCGTTCGGCTGGCATACATCCATCTCCGTATTAGGGTTATGAATATGAGCGCTCCAGCAAACTAGCGGGATTGTCTCCGCTGTTCTGCTTCCTGTTTTTCTCTATCCGTCTGTATAACTTTAGCACACGCTAGGCGTATGATCCATTCTTCTGTGCTGCTGTCAAGTAGTTCAATCGGATCTGTTTTAAAGAGGTCTCCAAGCCTTGCCGCTAAAGTTACGCGGTAATCGTCCGTTAACTCTCGGAAGACCTCTTCGTAGGGTCCAATGCATCCACATTGTCTCCATATCCTGCTGCTTCAATAATTGCTACAGCGGCTGATTCAACATGTGGTTCAAGACCAAAGAAAGCCAAAACACAATCAGGGTGTGGACGATTCGTATTTGTCATAGCCATGATTTCTGGTGAAGCAAAAGTAAGTTCAACACCATTGTCATCAGTAACGATTTCGTCATTAACAAGAATACCTGTTGTCGTAGCGGCAATTAGGTTTGTTGAGAAACGCATAGTGTCCATGCCACCCTTACGCTCTTCGCCAGCATTCCTACGCCATGACTTAAGTTGGTTCTGTGAGATGTTCGGTGAAACACGAATCATCACACCCGGTCGCTCTGGAATGGCAATGTGCACATCTCCACGGCGAACTTTATCTTGAACGAGTTTTTTCAAACTCTCCAAAACATTGCCTTCGCTCTTTGGATCGTCTATTGTACTGCGAGCAGATACCGCTGAATTATCTCGGTAAGAGTCGTCTGAACTAAATTGAATGTTGGTCATAGGCGAAACACTAACACGCCTAAAGCACCGAAAATGTAACCCCTAAACTAGGAGTATCAGGCGATTGGTGCGTTACCAACAGAGACGGTAGCAACACTGAATGTCAGTGTGAACGTCGCTGGTGTACCCGAGGTTGCGTCGCCGTCTGGCTCAGTTAAACCCACAAGCAAAGCCTTTGTGTACTGGCGGTCAGAACCCGGCACAGCAATATCGCAGTCAAAAACATGGACATCAATGTCGTAGCGAACGCGACCAACAACTTGGCGCAATTGCTGAATCTTTGACATAAACGCCGCGTCAGTTGACACATAGCCAGTGAGGGTGATGTCGCCAATTTCCATTGGTGCACAAAGGGTCTCGGAGAACAAGTCGCCACCGTGGTAAACCTTCTCTACGGATGCGGTGATTTCTCCGCCAGCAATCTGCGTGAAGTAGTCAGGGAAAGTCGGCAAACCAGTAGTACCTTGCGATGGCGTGATCTTGCCAACGATTTGGCGCTGTGTAGCGAGATTCTTAAACAATGTTGGACGAGCCATTTATTCCTCCGTTATGCCAAAGCAGTTGTTAGATTTGACTTGATGAGATCTACTTCAATCTTGTCACCGATGCTTGAAACACGAACACCAACTCGCGCTGTAACTGTTCCTGCTTCAAGATTGGATACTGGGTTGATAGAAGAATCGCATTTGATTGTGTAACCGTAGTCAATACGGCGACCGTCTGTTGCGAAGCCTTCGTAGAAACCACCGTTAATGCGAATTGGTTCAACAACCGATTGAACTGCGTTGATGATGTTCGCAAAAAGTGTGCTACGACCATCAATTGTTGAGAACACAAGATCCTCAAGACGCTTGCTTGTTTCGGTCGTAATGTAGTTGACCGTGTCGCGTGCAGTAATAAAACGCCACTGCGTTGTATTACTTGAGTGCGAACGAGCACCGTAGATACGAACACGACCGTTTACCAAACGCAATGGGTTCACATAAGAAGCGTCCATCAGGTCTGCTTCTGCGCGACTCACCACAAGGGAAAGACCCGAGACGAACGACGCTTCAGAAGCAACGCCTGCATAAGCCTTCCATGGACCAACAGCGTTGTGTGTGCGTGAACGAACAGCGGCTACATAAGCCTCTGCTGGAATGTCCACGGTTGCTGTGCCGTTAGGGATTTGAACCCATGGGTGATAGAAAGCCATGAATTCGTGTGAAATTGTTCCTGTGTAAGCAGTTGAAGCCGAACGGGCAGTTTCAAGACTTGCACTAGACGAAAAACCACAAAGAGCAATACGGTTGTATGTTGCGGCATGTGTGCGAAGCGCATCATAAAGTGCTGTGTCGCTAGTGCCAGTTGCAAATCCCGGTGCTGCCACGGAACCTGATCCCATGTCATCAACAAAGAAAGCCAACGAAGCAATCGCATCAGACTTCGCAACAGTTCCGTCAGCACCATTTGATGGCGAAGTAGCAGCGGCGGTTGCTAATACCTGTGTGGCAACTGCTGAAGCGGTTAGTGCCGCCGTGAAGTAGTTTGCTGCTGTTGTGTCTGCGTTTACAGCGTCAATGCACGCTGTAAGGTTTTCGTAACCAGTTCCCGAGAAAACTGTGGAACCGTTGTAGGTGACAAGCAAATCAAATGTTGTGGTGTTGTTTGTTGCTGTGAAAACAAGGCTGTTTGCCCAAACACCTTTACCGATTGCCGTGAAAGTAATTCCAGGACCAGTTGATGTTGCCGTGGTGAGTGCTTTTGTTCCAACGACACCAGCGGATGCTGTTACACGACCAAAGTAAGCCTGAACTCCACCCTCTTCAAAGAAGGTCTTCATTGAATACCAGGAGTACGAACCCGTTACATGGGATCCATACTTGGTTTCAAAATCCTCCAAAGAGGTGATCAGTTGTGCTGCCGTGCTCAATCCTCTTTCGGATGTTCCAACCAGAAAGAATGTTGCTGCTGGTGCGGTTCCAAGATTGGTTGCGCCTGTACGAACTGCGGTTGTAATTGTTACGCCGGGCATCTAGCACCCTCCATTTGAGTTGAAGAAATTTCCGTAAAACGAGTATACATTAATTAAACTGTCTCAACAGAAACATCATTATTTGGTTTGGTTGGTTCTTGCACTTCATTTTTATTTTCTGGCTCATCCACAACAGGTTGATCTTCTGTGTCCAAGGACGATTGGCTGTTTACGGATGATGACTTCTTTTTTTTTGAATTTTCGCTAGCCGATTGTGCGGTAGGGCTTTCTTGCCCGCCAACAACAACTAGGAGACCTTCTTTGATTAGTTCAATTACGGCGTCTGTTTCTTCAACCCATGCGCTGGTTTCGCCTTGGAGAAGGTGCCCTTCTTCAGTTACCTCAAGATACCCTTTTGTTGTATTCCAAATTCGCAGAAGACCTGCTTTGCCTTGGATGTCGTAAATTGGTTCCATTAGTTAAAAACCTTCTGTTGTGCTTCGCATGTTGTATTTTTCAATGTTGTAACCAGTTATTGCCGCAATTTGATCTCGGTAAATAACTTCGTTAAGTATTAAATCATACCCTAAATATGCTCCTGCTAATACACGGTCACCCTTTATGAGGGTTAGATCAGAAAACTCTTCCCTGAGTGATGATTCGTCAATGAAAATGTCGGCTTCGGTGTCACTGTCGTACTGTGTCAGACATGGTTTATCCATGAGGGCTGACCGCAGAACCGTTGTCAACCTATCTCGCAACAATGTAACAGCCTCTGAACCTTCAGTTTTAGCCCAAACGTAGGTACGCATGCTGTATGTGACACGGTAAAGAGGGTCGCCCTGCCTACCCTGCATCATTCTTTCAAAAGGAGAAGTAGATATACACACCGTGATAATTGTCGGCCAGTGATCCAAAGCAATCGGCTCATAAGTTAAAAAGAATTCAGGAGTAGGCAATTCATTGGAATCCAAGTTCCAACCTGAACGGTAACGATTGATTCTGCTCGGCAAGTCAGCAGTCAAATATTGGTTTACATAGTATTTAGCCCATTGAGCGCCATGCATTAAATCAGTGACAGGTACAGTCATGAGTCCACCTTACTCAAAAGCCAAATCGCCAGCCCCAACACCCAACTTGCCATCAGCAACATGGCGAGCCGCAAGCAGAGCAACACGCTCAGCAAAACCAGCAGGCTCATAAACAAGTTTTCGTTTAGGCATCTTCGTTGTCCCATATTGATGGAACTTCGCGTATTCAACATCGGTACCAAAGGTTGCTTTTTTTAAGCCAATGGAATTAACTGCACCATTAAGATTTCGCAAAGACTTAAAAAGTTTTCCGCTTCTCACCATGTCTGGTCTGCCGGGAAAATTCGTTGCTTTCCATGCGGCGTACTTGGGACTCAATGGCGACCATCCGCCAACAGGTAAACCATTTTGAGCAAAGTTTTGACCATTCATTAAACCAAGTTCTCTTTTAGCCCACCTAAAAACTGGCTTAAAATCCATGGAACGCTTTTCCATGTCTTTCATTCTTTTGATCGCTGCTTCGGCATCAATTGTGATCTTAATTTTCAGATCGGACGCCATGGTTTAAGAGATCCTATTTCTGCGCCAACGCTTAACAGAATTCAATTCCTTTTCCAAGAATCCTGTTTCCTGAAGCGCCACTTCTCGTGCGCCCAAATCTTTGATACCTACAACGTCATCGTGCATGTTTTGTACTTCACGAGCAGCGGCTCTGAGTATCATAAGTTTGAACATTGGGGTATTACCACCAGTGAGACCAGCGGTGTAAGTAACGGTTATCTTGTCGTTCGCAAAACCAAGATAGAAGTCAATTCCAAATTTTCTTACGGTGTAATCAAAACCCGTTGCAACGACTGTGCCATTTTGGGTAAATGTTCCTGCGGTAAGACCACTTTGAGTTACCGTGAATGTATTGGTTGCAACAGATGTAATAATATTTGATGTGAGGTTCAAAGCAGAAGTGCTTAAGCCAGATACCGTGATGTTTTGCCCAACCGTGAAACCATGGTTGGAAGCCGTATAGGTAACAGTTGAGCCAGAAACTGTTATAGAGGTAATAGAAGCAGACCTTTTAAT